ATTGGCAGATGAACTTGAATCACGGCTTCGCCGTGCATTCCTTCCAGACGAAGGGGGAGATATAGTTTCTTGGCTTGAGAGCAACATTAAGCAGATTCCCTTCTCGCCGATGCCTGCTGGATTTAGAGCCAAGGAAACCCCTTGGTTGATTGAGCCACTTAGAGCGTGTGCCGACCCAGAGAAGCGTCTCGTCCAAATCATTGCACCGATTCAGTCTGGCAAGTCACTTCTTGCCGAAATGTTGTCTTGTTATATTTTGGCCCGCCAGCCCGCTCCAACATTGTATCTAAATGATACCAATGATAATGCTTCCGACTGGATGAAGACACGCCTTCGTGTCCTCTGGGAAAACTGTCCTCCAGTTATGGCTAAACTCCCGAAGGGCGAGGAGAAGTCAAAAAGCGATACGGTCCAGACAAATGATATGACATTCTGGTGTCTCGGTGCTTATAACGAAAAGAATCTACAACGCCGCTCAATTAGATGGCTACTTGCTGACGAAACTTGGCTATACCCGAAGGGTCACTTGGCAGAAGCATCTGCCCGTGTAACATCATTCGGCTGGCTTGGCAAAAGAATATTCATGTCACAAGGTGGGTTTGCTGGTGACGAGACGGAGGAATTCTGGGCAGTTACGGATAAGCGGATATGGTCATTCGCTTGTCCGCACTGCGAACACAGGCAGGAGTTTAAGTGGTCACAGGTTAGAATACCAGAAGACGCTATGGTTTACGAAGGTGAATATGACTACAACAAGATAAGAGACAACACGACTTACGAATGCGAGGGGTGTAAGTATCAATTCAAGGACAGCAGAGCGTCAAGAGACGAAATGAATTTAAGAGGATTCTATTCACTAAGTAATCCGAATGCGGCTGACTACAATGCTGGCTATACTTGGAATTGTCTAGCGGCTCGCTCTTGGGGTATGGCCGCAGAGGCTTATATGCGGGCAAAGGTAATGCTTGACTTCAACGGCGATGCTGGCCCGATGAGGATATTCAAACAAAAGCAGTTGGCAGAATTCTGGACAGATGAGCCAGACTCCTTTGACTCAGTTCAGTCCGTTGGAGAGTTTAAACAGGGAGAGGATTGGGAAGATGAAGCACTTATTAATCCGAAAACCAAAAAGGTGCATACAGACAAGACATTAAAGGAGCAAGTGTTGTCAAGATTTATGACTGTCGATGTACAGAGAAATGGATTCTATTGTCTCATTAGAAGTTGGGCTGAGGGTGGATACAGCAGGTTGAGAACTTGGAAGTTCGTATCTACTTGGAACGATGTAGCGGCATTCCAGAAACTTCACAGCGTACACAACGCATTGGTATATGTTGACTGCGGAGACCAATTTGATGATGTGATAAGACAGTGTGGTATAAACAAATGGACTGCACTCAGAGGCGACCAGCGTGGAGAATTCCCTTGGAGAATACAAATGGCTGGAGGCTATAAGACAGTTAACAAGACATATGCACCAGCAAGACTAGTTAATGCTGGGACTGGTGTAGTCAGAGTCCACCACTTTTCAAACTTGGCGTTAAAAGACCAACTCTCAAGAATAAGAAAGACGGGCAAGCATATGTGTCCTCACGATTGCGGGCAGGACTACATGGACCAGATGGAGTCAGAGGCTCGTGTTATGGGTAACAATGGAAAGCCAGAGTGGCGTAGAATCGGAAAGAGGGCGAACCACTTGTGGGACTGCGAGGTAATGCAACTTATTGCGGCGGCGGCATTTGGGTTCCTCGGAGCCCCGAAGGTCGTAGAAACAGAAACAGTCAATAGTGAAGAAGGCACAACAGAGACAGTAGTTGACGAAGGTAAAAGCAATTGAGTTACTCCGTTGACTATTGGCTCACCTTTACTATGATTGCTCTTATCGGTGAGTGATGTATATCAATAACTGATTGCTCTTTAAAATTTTGGCGGTGCGGTGGTAAGCACATACAGAAATGATGTGCAAGGTTAGCACAGTAACCCCAACTGTGCGGTACGCATTCCCACGGCGTTACCAATATTTCCTCGATTGACCCCACTCACCGCCATTCACTTTGGGTGGCTGATGATGATACGGATGACGAAAGTGCCGTTACCCTCCATCTGTTGGGGCATAACCTTCTTCCAGCACCCAATTCATTTAAACAATAAGGCAGGCTACGGCCTGCCTTATTCATTGGTAACATTGCGGAGATTAAGTATGTCTAATCTCCGCATTGTCGCCTTTGACTACAGTGGGTTTTCTGGAAGTTCTGACCAGTGTGTTGGGCTAACCTTAGAGCCACTCACACACATAACCCAATGGTCTTTCTTCCACTCTGCCACAACTGGGGTGTTCAAAGCAGACCAGAAAAGGAGAATTGGCCTGTCCAGAGGTGCGGTATCTACGCTTTGCCAACTGTTTACTGAAGCAAGTTCTTGATAGTATCTATATTCACAGAATCTTCCGTTTTGGTCATCTGCAAACGCATAAGGACTCCACACATCTATCCTGTACCTTGGTATGTCTCTCAAGGATTGCTTTTGTTTAGAGGAAGGATGAATGTTCTTACATAGTCTGTTGCAACCATTTTCAATGCACCAACATCTCCATCTCTAGCAACATAAGACGCACTGACTGGAGATTGCAACAACTTTGCCACACTTCTTTCCTCTGCTTCATTTGCTGGACCGTTGTCAGTTCTTGTTATATGAACTCTGTGATATTGGTATCCCTTATCACGGCACATCTTCTCGGTGATAAAGTTTTCATTCTCGTATCGCATATCTGTAATGATTGCAATTTCACAATCTGCATTTAATGCGTAGTCGATTTCTCTTGCAAGAAAGTCAGCAAAAACAGACTCACATTCACTTCTGGCGTACTCACCGAGGGATACAAGAACTGGTCTTAACTTGTCCTTCTTCTCCTTATCCTCCGTCCACGGTGATACCTTTATTCCAAGATGCTCCAGTGCAAGGCTTGTGGCTTTTCTTAGAGATTCTGCAAACTTAAATCTTGAGCAAGAGAATTTATCTCCGATTGATTTTTCGATTGCATCTGCGAATGTGTCTTTCCCAGACTGTGCGTAGCCAGAAACAGCAAGAACTACTCTCACTTGACTGAATCAACCTCCAGTTGGAGAAGGGTTGAGTTGCTCTTGCATGACTTCGTTTGCGACATTCTGAATGACTCTATCAAGTGCCTGTTCGGATGATGGAGGAGGTGGTGGTGCATTTGGTTGTGGGGGTGGAGGCGGTGGAACGCCAGCACTTACGGATATTGCCTTCACTTCAGACGGAGGCAATTGCTTTACTTCCATCTTTGGAGGGGGTCCGTCCTTTGGCCCAGAAAAACCTCCAGCACCAGCAGAACAAGACATTTGTTGACCAGCGGGGACTGTTACTGGAGGAATGCGTGGGTCTGCCATTTGAACTTCGATTCTCCCAGTAAGACAGCCGACATTAAACGATGCAGTTCCGTCCTTGTTCAAACTATACTCAACGGAGAATGTTGTACCCTTAATCTTAACGACACCAGCGGGTGTCTTTAGAGTAAAGACCGACATTGGGGCTAACTTCTTAACATCTCCAAGAACCTTTCCGCTTTCAACTTCAAACTCGGTAACAGAAGGTCCATTCTCTCTTACTGATTTATTTTCTAGATTTGGCTTTATTATACTACCCTCAGTTTGCTTTAGTGTCTTTATGTGAAGCGATGAGTTTGGAAGCATTACAAGTCTGATTCCATTTGATATGAAGAGTTCTACCTTTGACTTGTCTTCAGTCTTTATATTCTTTCCAGCAAGTATGACAGAGCCGTTTGAAATCGGCTCAGAGGCGGTTCCGTTATAGACTTTAGCAACTCCGTCAACGAGAGTCGATGTAGCCTCTCCATCAATCACAGCACCAAGCAATGAAGCGGAGAAAAGTATGAGGATATATTTAAACATATTTTTTGTATAATACAGCACCGAGAAAAATGAATCCAGCCACCCAAGCGTAACTCGGCTCTGGTATGGCTGTCGGAGTCCAACTATTAAAATCCTCTGAGAAGAGAACACTCCCAACATTGCTACCAACGACAGAGCGGATGTTTGATGCATTGATTTGCAGTTCTTGGCTACCCCCGCTGAGTACAAGGGTATCAGTTACCTGCCCCATCCAGACCTGCCCATACATAGATGGAGTCACATTAGATGAGTTTCCAAAGTCTATGAAAAGGTAGATTGGGCTATTATAATTGGTTGGCGTTCCGTTGGACCCGAATACGCCCATGCCAACACCTTGGTAGTCACGCTGATACCAACCTGTCCACGAAACCGTAACTGGATTCTGCGTCCACTCAGACATTGGGTGAATCGCTGGGTCATAGCCGTTCTCCCATTGTATGAGAGCAAGTCCACCAGACTCAAATCGTTCGCCCAACTCGGTCTTAATGAAGAAATTCTGACCAGTTATTGTAAAGTTTGTCTCCGCCATATTATTATTTAATAATGACAACCTTCGTTAAATCTTGCCAGATATAAGTTTGACGAATATAATACAAGATGCCAAGACTCCGCAAGAGAATCCAACAAGAAAACCAACTATATATCTTTTGCCTTCTTCTGAGATGAATCTACACATACATTAGTTTGTCTAATGTCATCCATTAGATTTAGTTAACTTAGCAACTTGACGCAATGTCACTTAAAATCGGGATAAAACAACTAGATTGTTTCTTTATGCCGCTTTAGCGGCATATTTACCCTTTGCGGATATCTATATATATACTATATGTAGTTATACACAGTTTTAATTCATGTGTCAACTGCCCTCTGAGTTATCTTTCTCCATTGGTCCAGCCATACGAACTATCCTTGGCTGAAACTCTGCAATCTTTTCAACCAATTCGCTCTGAAATCCCATCACGCTTTCAATATCCTTGTAAGCCTGTGGAGCCTCGTCTAATCCAGCACCAAGAAGTTCAACCCTGTTGTCTATGAGAATGCTGTCTCTATCTTCTTTCTTTATGGTCTTTAACGCTTGAGAGCGTGACATAGCACGGCCAGAGCCGTGCGATGCAGAGCATAGCGACTCAGCATTGCCCTTCCCGATGACTATGTAAGCCTTTGTAGCCATAGACGAGGGTATGATGCCAACCGTCCCGAGTTGTGCTGGTGTAGCCCCCTTCCTGTGAACATAAGACTTCTTTCCGTTCACCGATTCAACCCAAGCATAATTGTGATGGTTGGCTATCTTTTGCTTTCTCTCATACTCAAGCCCAGCAGAGATAGCCACAGCCTCGTGTATGCATTCGTGATTTGCGGCTGAATAGTCACCGCACAGTTCCATAAGTTTATAATAAAGTTGGCCTTCCTCGCTATCCATTGAAAGCCACGACAGTTCGTTGAGTGGCTTGGGGAGAGGGTTTAGTTCGGATGCAAGTTTTGTAAAGAATGTTGCAATGGTATGTCCAAGGGCACGGCTTCCGCTGTGAGACATTAGTGCTATGCAGGAGTTTGAATTTTCCCTCTGCCTCCCATCGGAAGCGGTTGTGTATTGTCCGAACTCAACAAAGTGATTTCCGCCTCCCGAGGTTCCGAGTTGTCTCCAAGCCCTGTCCTTAAGAGATTGACCATTAAAGTTTCCAATCTTAATTTCATCAAGAAGCGACCACCTTGGGTCATCCATAATTTCGTGATTGTTTTTTATTTGAGGGCAGGAGTACCCTCCAAAGAATGTAGAGTCTTTAAGTGCCTGTTTTTGAAGCCTGTAACTTAGCGAGAACTTGTCGTTAAGTACGGAGGGGTCCGTGTCGATAAATATGGTCATCATCATCCTGCATCCAATATCTACTCCAACCGCATAAGGAATGATAGCATTTTCAACGGCACATACACCACCAATGGGCATACCATAGCCTTGGTGTGCATCTGGCATTAAAGCACCAGAGGTAACAACTGGCAAGGACATAACATTCTCCATTTGGGTCAAAGCACACTGCTCGATGTTCTCTTTTCCGTAAATTGCGTATTCTCTTGACATACGAACATATGTGTATAATATCAACGCAAAGTCAAGCAATTAAGTAGACATTACAACAATATATGGGACGCTCGTATGAAATGAAAGAAGGCCGAAAGGTCATCGTGCCAACACCAAGGCAGATGGAGCAGATGGCCCGAAAGCAAGCGGAAGCGGTTGAGTTCAAGAATGCGGATGGACTGACTGGTATAGAATTAAAGGTTAGTGACATTGACGGTCTAAAGTTATGGTTAGCACAAAACATTAAACTTACAGAAAAAGAAAAAAAGCAAATATTAGAGTACGGAATGGTAGATAAAGACGATAAATTCTTAACATTAAATGTAATAAGAATACTTGAGGCGATGAGGGATGGAAAGACGAAAAATGAACGAGATGATAAGGCTTTTAAATATTCTATGGATAAATTAATTAAAAAGTGGGCAAACTCAGAGGTCGAGGTTGCGGCGGCTTGGGACAAGAATGGAATGTTTTTGGGATGGGAATCTCAAGCAAACACTGGATTGGTATCTCACACAACAGCAACTGGTCAAACGGTTGGAGGGACCACGCTACACTCACATCCATCTAGTTCAACAAGGTTCTTTGGTGGCACTTTCTCCGATGGAGACTGGAAGAATTTCTTAAATTCTGGAGAAAGATTGATGGTTGTTACCTCAAGGGAAGGGACTTATATGCTTGAAAGAACGGGGAATGTTAAAGTAAAAAGGTCTGATGTAAACAGGAGTTATGTACGGACCACAGTTACGGCAACCCTTTCCATGCAAAGATTTTCAGACTCTAAGTCAACAAAGTTTGGATGCTCACAGCAAGACCTTGCTGTATGGAGGGATAGACATAATGGTGCGAAACAACTTGCATCAATGGGCGGAGTCAAATACACCTTTATACCCAACAAGGGGTTTGAAGGGCTTGATAAATAAACAATTTTATGGAAAAGAACCCAATAAAGAAGGAAACAATTATAAAAGACGATAGAAGTCTTCGTGACCCAAGCGTTGTGAAGACAACAATAAAGCCATCTCAGAGAGAAATTGATGAGATAAAGGTGCTTTGGGAGAAGTTCCACAAGGAACTTCTCGACAAAAACGACAAGAAAAGCGAGGGATAACAAGTTGACAGTGGTCAATTATCAATGGCCGCTGAAGGATTATTTGTTGGTCTACCCCGTGAAACTATCGAAAAGATAAGGGACAAGGCTGTTGCCTTGATTCTTGAAGGGAAGACCATTATGTCTTATGGAGATGGCGTTAATAACGCCTCAAAGCAATTTGCAATGACACCCAAAGAGATGCTCCACGAGGCCCAGTATGCACTTGATAAACTTGATGGCAAGATGATAAGAGGTCTCTGGACTAACTATGGTCGTCAAATTTATAGATGAGCGAACAACAGAAAAAACCGCTTGGCTTTATTGACCGAGCAAGACTAGCAATAGCAAATGTGCTTAAGCCGAAGGCTTATACGGGCACATGGGACTCTGCTAGATATTCTCCGCACAGGTCTAGAATAGACGCTCCGATGCCAACGGATTTCCGTCAAGAAATGACGGCGAATGTAAGGCGTGAGATGGTTCGCTTATCCCGATGGCTTGAAAAGAATAATGGACTTTTTAGACAAACGATAAAAGATACGGCATTATATTCAGTTGGAGAGGGAATTCATATGCAAGCCAATGGTGGCGACTTTGATTGGCAAGGTCTCGTTGAAGCAGAGTGGGAGCAGGAGTGTGAATCGCCAGAAGTAACTGGAAGGTTTTCGATGCTAGAGTCTCTCTACATTGTTTGCGAATCCCTCGATAGAGACGGTGAAATCTTTGCCATTAAAGCAAAGCGGAATGGAGTTCCAAAATTCCAGATTATCGAGTGCCATAGAGTTGAGACACCTCCGACTCTCCTCACCGACTATAATGTAAGCGATGGCATTAGATATAACAAATTCGGGGTTCCGACTCAGTACTATGTAAAGCAGTCTGACGGCTCTTATTCGGCTATACCTGCATCGTCCATGATGCATATCTACGAGCCAACACACGCATCAGCGTCTCGTGCATATCCTCCGCATCAACACGCCATAAACAATATGCGTGATGAAATGGACCTTCTTTCGATGGAGAAGGTTGCGGCTAAGGACAACGCAAGAGTCTCAAGAATTTTCAAAACGCACGATACCTCTGCCGACAATGGTGACATTGGACTCGGGCAGGCACTTGGAACGAGTAGCACTGACACAACAAATCTAGATAGAGTTCTCGGTGGTGTCACGGCAATAATCCAGCCCAACGAAGAACTGGTGGCTCACCAGCCAGCAAGGCCGACAACGGCCTTTACTGGCTTCATTGAACACCTTAGAAGGGACTCTGTAATGGGCTCCCTTCCTTACGAGTTTGTAGCAGACCCAACCAAGGCTGGCGGCTCCGCCGTCAGACTTGTGGTTGCCAAGGCATCCAGATATTTCTCAAAGCGTCAGAACATAATGATTAAGCGTTTCCTTAATCCATACTTCCAGTATTGGCTTGGAACAAAGATTATGCGTGGAGACCTCCCTTCCGCCAAGAATTGGTGGAAGGTTGATTGGATGGTGACAAGAAATGTTACAGTTGATGCTGGTCGTGATGCTCAGAATGAGCGAGCCGACCTTGAGATGGGAAGAAATACACTTGAAGACGACTTCGCCGCTCGTGGATTACAGTTTGAAAAGACTATGAGAAAGCGAGCCAAGAACTTTCTGTTCTTGAAGAAACTTGCTGAGGATACAGGTCTTGACAGAGAAGACCTCTTCAGATTCTCACCGCAGGGTGGTGGTCCCTCTCCGAGTGAGGGAGGTAAGCCAATTATTGGCCCAGACGGGAAGCCTGTCCTCGGACCAGACGGACAGCCTCTAATGGAGAAGCCAATGTCTGCCGATGAAGGAATTGAAATGCAGGACGACTTGGTTGGTGCTACCCTTCCAGAAACACAAGAGCCGAACATCGGCTCTGGCGTTGGAGCAATAAATGAGACAAATATGTCGGTTGACTCCATTCCAAAGCAAAACCAAGGTCTTTCAGCCCCAAGAGACCAATCTTACATAAGATGATTAGAAACGACCTCTGTTATGCAATCTCGGCTGGAAGGCCGATGCTCATTGACCCACTGAAAGCCAAGGCTTTCATGGACAATGCAAACCTTCTATTGAACAGTCCAGATATTGCTTATTATCTGTCTGCGTGGACAGATAAGTATGAATCTAAGGCCAATAAGCAAAAGAAAAGACCTCGTGCTGGAAATCCTTGGGTAGAAGAAGATGATAATGAGACAAACGCTGGAATGGATGTTGACTCATTCTTCTCATCAGCCAAGAATCCAGAAATAAAAGATGGCGTTGGGTGCATTTCCGTAGAGGGCGTTATTGGCAAGGGCTTGACAAAGATTGAGCGTATGCTTGGATGTGCAGACCTTAAGGAAATTGCCTGCACGATGGATTGCTGGGAAAAGATGGACAATGTGCAAGAAGTTGTATTTAAGTTTGATTCTGGGGGCGGCTCTACTTCTGGCCTTGAAGAAATGGCAAAGAAGATTAGACAGTACCCAAAGACAACTATTGCTTATTGCGAAGGAGACTGCGGCTCCGCCGCATACTGGCTTGCGAGCCAATGCTCTCGTTTTTATGTAACATCATCGTCAAGCATTGGTGCTTGCGGTATTTATTTAACTTTAAAAAACCACGACAAGAAGCATCAAAAGGAAGGTATTGAAATTGATATTATCAAGTCTGGTGAGTACAAGGCGGCTGGGGTTGAAAATACTGGCCTGTCTGAACTTCAGAGACAAAGACTACAGGACGAAGTAGATGAACTGCACAGAAGGTTCATTAGAGACATTCGCTCGGTAAGAGTCTTCGCAAGCGAGGACGACCTTCAAGGCCAGTCCTTCTACGGCGATGAGGCTGTACGCAAGGGCCTTGCGACAAACCTTGTTGACGGGTGGAAGGAAGTCGAACAATCCATCAAAATGAATAGACAGTTCAAGATGGACGAGACGGTAAGCCGCCTTCTAGGAAATAAGTTCTAATACGCAACCGACCTTCGCTTGGGTTGACAACTTAACATTTTTAATTATTACTCTCAATATGAGCAAATCAATAGACACCATCCTCAAAGAACTCATCGAATCACAGACAGCACAGACTGTGGCTCTCAATGAAAAACTCACCACGCTTGCTGGTGACAACAACACATACTTTGAGCGTATGAAAAAGATGGAAGACGGGCTTACATCTGCCATGCAAAAGGTCCTCGAAATGGATGCCACCATGAAGGACTACAGCAAGGACATGGGCAAAAAGATTGACGAAATGGAAGGAAAGTATTCCTCCCTCTACCAGTCCCCAGAAAAGAATCCAGACAATGACGATGAGTCTAAGAATGTCAAGGTTGTCATCAAGAAGGACGAAGATTCCGAAAATGACATGGAAAAGGAAACTAAAGGTGGCAAATTTAAGGACAATGGCGGTATGTACCAAGGTCCATCCGAAGCCAAGGCTGAGTACGAAGTCTCCAACACATCTGGACCTGCCCGCCCAGACCAAGAGGCCAAGGCCGAAGGTGAAGTTGGAGGTAATGTAATCGAAGGCGTTAACAAGGAAGTTGTCATGGGTCAACCCAAGGATGACGAAGAAGAAGACGCTCCAAAGATGAAGCGTAACCGTGGCGGAAAGAATGCCACTGGCAAGAATTGCAAAGAATCTAATGAAGCACCCCAAGCCGAGCAAGTCACAGAAGAGCCAAAGGCTGAAGTCGCCAAAGAAGTCAAAGCAGAACAAACTGTCTCTGCTCCTGTCGCTTCTGAAGAGCCAACAATCAAGGCAACTGCTGAAGCCCTTAATAACAAGATTGAAGCAGTTCTTCAAAAACTTGCTTCCTTGAGCCAGCCAAAGCCAGAAGCCAACACTGAAGTTGATTCCGCAAAGGCCACCCTTGCCCTTGAAACCAAGGCAAAGGAAGAAGCCGTTGCCCACATGAAGGCTCTAAGCGACAAGTTTGAAGCCCTCGTTGCAAAGGTATCAACTATGGAAAAGTCGGCATCGACTGTTGAGCAGAAGGCCGCTCAGATTGTTGCCTCCTCTGGAGTTGAAGCCGTAGCCATTGGTCTCGACCAAGCGGCCAAGTCTGCCGACCAGACTGACGATGAGGTGTTCAAGCAGTTCGAAGCCCTTAAGGGAACAGAACAGCGTAAGTTCTACCTTGCAAACAAGGCCATCATCGAGCGTCACGCTTCCGCAATCCTCAGAAACAAGCGTTCTTAAAAAGAACGCTTGACTTCTGAAAATAGTTTGGTAAAGTAACACACTATGTCAAGAACATGGAAAGCAACAGGAACTGGCTCTTTCACAAGAGCCAGTGAAGTCCGCAGAGACCGCTCTGCAATTCGCAAACACAACTCGGCGGCTGAAAACCGCATGAACCAAAAGGCTGTACCAATTCACGGTGCTACCGAAGCAAACCCAGAGGGCACTCTAACATACGAACAGGCTCAGAAAACCATTCGTAATGGAGACAAGGTTACAACCCCAGACGGAATCACTCACACAGTAAGAGCAAGTAACCGTGATGAACTTATTGGTCGTCTTGGTGCTACAATCATACGACCAGCCAAAGATGATGGCCGTGTACAGGCTGGCAAGAATACAGTTCCAAGAGGAAGAGTTGAAAGATATACAGGCAATCTATCCAAGGGTGCAAAGATTGACCCGAAGACTGGTCGAGCCAAGCCAAAAGATGGCGGTTCTGGAAGCGGAAGGGCAACTAGAATTGTAACTCCGCAACAAAGAAACATCAATCAAGTTCTTCCGTTTGGTGTTCTTCAAGGAATTGGTCAAGGAACCAATAGACTTAATAAGGGAACTGGAATTGGTTTCCAGAAGGTTGGCCCAACATCCACTTATAAGGCTAGTCCAAATTCAAAGAACACTGCCACACAGGGTAGCAAGGGCAATACAAAACTAAACACCCGCATATCAAAGGTTGGCGGCTATGCACCCAAGTCTAGCCGCTCTGAAGTCAGCAAGGCAAGAACAGCGGGTCAAAGAGCCAGAGAGGCCAAGAGAGCATCTGACAAGAAGTCTGGAGTTGTTAAGCCTGTCGTAAAGAGAGGCCCAAGAAAGCCTCTCCCAGAGGGAACGGTGAGAGCCACTGGTAAAGTCCCGAAGGGTCAACAAAGAATTCGTGGATTCCTCGGTGAAATCAAGGGTGGCCGCAAGGGTGGTCGTTCTGGTCGGGGCCGCTCCAAGTAATTTATGGCAGGCGGAGGAAGAACATACTATGCGACTGGTGCAGGTCGCTTCTCCAAGGGTAGCGAAATCCGTGCCGACCAATCTGGTGTTGCTGAGGCAACACGGAAAGGTGAACTGAGAATCAAGACTTCGTTCGGAACCACTACAAAGGCTCCAACTGGAACTATGTCGAAGGAGCAACTTACTAAAGTTCTTCGCTCTGGCGATACTGTTAAGTTTGGAGATGGAACGAGCGTCAAGATAACTGCCGCCAATAAGGTTGCAACAATCAATAGACTTGTTTCCGAAGGTCAGCGTCAAATCACGCCAGCCCCAGCAAGAACGACCCCAATTGTTGGAGGACAAAACAGAGGACAGCCGACACCCGCTCAGAAACCAGCACCTGCTACGCCGAAGCCAGCCCCCCGTGGTCAGCCCAAGCCAGCCTCCAAGCCAGCCTCCAAGCCCACTCCGAAGCAAACCCCGAAGTCGGCTCCAAGGCCAACTCCGAAGTCAGCCCCGAGGGGCCAGCCGAAGCCCGCTCCCAAGAACGCTCCGAAGCCAACTACTCCGTCCAAAAAGGGTGGAAATAGTGGAGGAAAGAAGAATCCTGCTACAGCCCCAGTAAAGAAAGGCGGAAAGGATGGAGGACGAACAAGAGGCTCTGGAAGCAAGAAGGCTTCTGGACTCATTGCTGGTGCTGGCGTAATAAATACTGGAAATCGCCGAAAGGGTGGCGGTGGAAAGAAAGACAGAGCAAAGGGAAAAGCCAAGCCACGCCGAAAAGGTGGTCGCTCTGGACGAGGAAGAAAGAAGTAAACGCTCACAATAAGTGAAATAACGAGGCCCCCAAAATGGGGCCTCTTTCTTTTACGGTTGACAGTATCCAAAAGTTGTTCATACGAACTTTTTATAAATTATGTCAAATAACCTCGGAGGCATTAACCTCACAGTCATCGCACAAGACTCGCTCACAACGCTTCTTGCTGAATTCCCGCTCATCTCCAAGTTCACTACGAACTTTGGTGGTGAAATCGCTACTCGTGGCGAAACCGTTGTAACCCGTATCGCTAATGCGGTAAACACTCCGATTACTAACATCGGAACGCAGGGCTACGAAGTCACAAATGTCACTTCTGTTGAACGCAGAATTGAACTCAGCAATCATCATGGCTTCGTGATGGGCTTCTCTGATGGTGAAGTCGCTAAGGGTGGTTATGATGTTCTCCGCAGAACATTCATCCGTCCTGCCGCTTACGCAGTTTCTAAGGCTGTTCTTGACTCCATCTTTGGTCTCGTCAACGAAACCAACTTCCCAGAAGTTGTTCCTTACGGCCAGACGGTTTACAACGGAACAGTCGCCGCTTTCGATGCTGACGCTGTTGCTGGCATCTCGCAGGCCCTCACAGACCGCTTTGTCCCTCAACAGGACAGAATTCTGATTGTTCGTCCTTCGCTCTACACCGCTCTTGCTAAGGATAACGCTATCAGTGCCCAGTATGCTTCTGGTACTAACGCTCCTCTGACTGAAAATCTTCTGCCTCGTATTCACGGGTTTGAAGTTAATCAGTATGCGGCCCTCCCTGCTACGATGACAAACCTTAAGGGTATCGCTTGCAACCCAGAGTCCATCCTTATCGCCACTCGCCAGCCTGCCCTGCCAACAAACTGGTATGGCAATGTCGCCTCGGCCACAGACGAAAAGTCTGGCCTCACCGTCCAAGTCCGTGAATGGTATGACGGCACACAGGGTCTCCAGAAACTGTCAATGAGCATCCTGTATGGTGTGTCCATCGGTAATGCTCCGACACTCGGAAAGATTATCGCCGTCTAATCGGAGCGATAAATAAATATAAGGCCCCCAGAAATGGGGGCCTTTTTATTTAGTTGACAACAAGCAAAAGCAAATGGCTTTCCCAGATTATTCTATTCTTATAGTTGAGTCCGCTAACCTCCAGAGTGGAGCAACGGAGCGGGCAACTTATTTGTTTACTGATGTTAAAGACGCACAAGTTGCTTATCGTGCTGAAGTAGCACAGCCATACAAGAGGGTTTTTCTGTTTGAGCAACCACAGCCAACAAAGTTTCATAGAGACGATTCACTTGCGTACCCAGTACACCCCGTCAGCGGCCAAGTTTATTTAGACCAGTGGGACTAATTTAATTTAACATAAATAAACAACAGCCCCTTTCGGGGCTGTTTTGTTTGGTTGACATATGCCAAAAACATATGCCTTACCCTGCTTATTCTATAGTTATAATCGAATCGACAACAAACGGAGAAACATCTACCCAAACTCTTGTCTTTAAGACGATATCACAGGCAAAGTCATTCTATTTAGATGCGGTCAATGAGGGCAAGCGGGCGTTCCTTTATGAACAGCCTCAGCCAACTTCTTTTAGAAGAAAAGATTCTCAGCCAATGAGTGCTTGAGCAGTTGACACTGGCAATTTAGTCTATACATTAAGACATACTATGTCTCAAAAGTTTTCATTTTTAATTATCGTTGAAGCAAACGGAAGCCTTACATCAAAGGTTTTCAAGAAGGAGGATGCCCAAGATGGATTAAACGAGTTTTCAAAGGTTAGAGAGCAGGGCAAGGAAGCACACTTTTTTCACTTCCCAAGACCAGACAAGCGTTGCAAGTCGGCGGCGGCGAGAGATGAAATAGATGGTTTCACTGGTGCTAAGTCACAGGACGATGTTGTGATTGAGGAGGAAAAGGTTAAGTCTTCATCCAAGAGGTCTGGCAAGTCTTCAGAGCCAAAGTCTTTAGATATAGAGTAAAATAGTTGACAGCAAGCCATAGACACATATGGCTTACCCAGACTATTCCATAGTCATCATATCCGTTACAACAAACGGTATTACGAATGACTTTGCACAGGCTTTCTTTAATGACGAACTTGCTAAGAAATACTACCAGCAGGCAGTTTCAGACGGTAAACGAGCATTTTACTTTGAAAAGCCAAGCCCTTCACGATTTGTAAGAAACGATGAACAGCCTCTCAAGATTAATACAGAAAAAGGTCTTGAAAAACTGCCAATCTCCGCAGGAGGAACAGAGCAGAAGATTTCAGAAATAGCAGAAGATATCAGAAGATGGACTGCTCCAGTTGCTATTGCCAATGCATTTGGTGTGCAGGAACAACTTGATTCAAGACTTTTCAAACTTGGAGAAGAAACTTATGCAATCTGGAAGGGCTTCAACAATATGTTGAGAAGGGCCCTCATTGGAACTACATACACTCCATATGGAACTATAGTTTTTCAAGTTACAAAGTCAAATAAGAGAGTAACCTTCCGTGCTGACGGAGAGGGTCAATTCCTCGTTCCTCCAGACATAGAAAAACTCTGGCCCGATAAAGATGAGATTGAAGATTCCGCACCAATACAAGTTCTCATTCAAATCGCCACTCAACCTGCGGTAAACATTGGTTCAAAAATCGTAAGAAAAACATTTGGAGGAGTAAGTGCAATGGATTTTACCTCTGAAGATATTTATACTTATGTTCCAAATGGAAACATAATACTTGAAACAGATTCAGCATATTACTTCTCAAATGGTAATGGTTGGTATTACTCACAGAATAAAGAAGTTACTCCACCAGACCCAGAGGACCCAAATCCGCCCCCACCCTGCCCAAATGTTGGAGCAGAAATTGGAGAGAGAACCTTCATACAGGACTTGATGTATCCAATAGTAACAGATACTGGACTTGAAACATATGTTCAAATTGGCACTCAGTATAGCGTTACTATAGTTGACGAAGATTGCGGACATTCTCCATCGGTTTTAAATGTTTACAGTGCGAATGGCAATACCGTCTATGAAAGCGAAAATACTTGGTGGAAGTCGAATGGAACTGGCGGTGTTTATACACAACAAAAGCCAACAGAAGAACCACCACCCGATGAAGGTGGCGACAACGGTGGAGGAACAGAACCAGAGAATCCATCCTGCCAACAGGAAGGCACTGAAATAAGAACATCAGTTTTACAGTCGGACACTGCTTATTGGGAGTTGGCTGGAAATAGCGGGTCATATGTTTCAAGCGTCACTACAGTGAAGTTTTATGCAGATGGAACTTGCGGAGAATATCAAGGAACTCCAGAGCAGAACTACGCTCCAGAAGGGCAAGTGATTGAAACATTTACGGAAGGTACAATGAGTTACACGGTTTTCGTAACTATGTACGGGAACTGGTCTCACTACGCATCTCCTTCTTGGGACGACACTGGAGATGACTGGGGTCCAAATAACAACTCAGATGTTCCAGATGGAAACTATGATTACCCAACCAACGAACCCTGCGAGCCCGCTGGGACATTTAAGGTAATGGGTGGTTCTATTGTTGGTAGCAGAAGAGAGAGAATCATAACCGTTCCTCTGCCACAGGGTGTTTATGTGAATAGCACCACTCAACTTGGCGGAGCAATGCCAAGCAACACCATATCAGTAAGAACTGGAGACCAGTGGTTAAATCGATTCGTTGCGGACGGAAACTGCGGATGGAGTCCAGAAACGCCAAATATTCCAGCAACTTGGAAATCCCCAAATATATGCTTCCCAGCAGGATACTATATCAACAAACATACGATTCAGCCAAATCCTCAAGTTTGGGTGTTCAGCGAGTACGATAAGACTGAAGCGGGCGTGAAGAAGTTCAAGGCTTATCGTGCTTATATTTATCACGATGGCGAAGGCGGCGTAACCATACAGGGAGGAGTCTAAACAAGACGGTGGACAGAAAACAAGGGGTGGCTTCGGCCACCCCTTCTTGTTTGTATGAGAGTACCAAATCATTCACTACTTATTATTGTTAATAACAATGATACCATATCCGTGGAGCAGTTTACCGACTCTACCCAGTGCAAAATTGCTTATACGCAGGCAGTTGCGGACGGAAAAGATGCTTACTTTTATTTCATACCAGTAAAGCGTAAGGCAACAATTCCGTCAGCACTTCCGATTAAGGTAACTCTCTGATATGCAATATAGACCACAGCATTGCACCATAGTAGTCCACAACGCCAACGGAAGTGGCTATCTGAGGCAGTTTAGAACGCTGGCAGAGGCAAAGGATGCTTACGCATCCATATCGGCCACTGGGGCCGCTGTATACCTCTATCAGCCAGCAACCAGAAGTTTGGCTTCTTTTGAGGCTGGAAGCAATGTGCCAGAGTATGACAACTTTACTACATACGGAGGGGGTAGCCAAGTTCGCTTCCAAGGGAAGGTCTATCAATTAAATAACTTCATTGGTGCGGCGGGCTATGGTCCGACTACACACGCTTCACTATGGACTGAAGTTACTTCATTTACGCCCCCAAACACGCCACCGATATCAAGCACGGGCTCGACCATTACTGAAAATGGAATCGAAAGGAGCCCGTTTAACTTCACAACAACGGACAACGCAATTGGTGCAACAATGACAAAGATTGGGTGTGACACTACGCAAGAAAGGGAGGCTGATGGATATATGACCTTTTGTGCCATATATCCAAGGTACAGATATACACTGCCAGACGGAACAATAATATCCGAAGAGGTCGGACAAAAGGACACAAACGGTTGTCACTATCCCGCTGGATTTAAAATTAATTTTACAGGATTTGGCGGACAGAATTTCCGAGAAATAAAAATACTAAACTCTTTGGATTACGGTGGTACAATATATGGTCCTTATTATCAAGTTGATACTTATATGGGCTCTGAGAATTCATATGAAGTGGCAGATGGATATGGAGGAAAGGGAACACAAACCTTTATTAGTGTTAGAAAGAAGGAAGGAGATTTATATGTAGAACATTATTTTCAAGACGGAGATACTCCATATAAAACATCTGATGCTAGTTTTACAGAAGGCATCTGGGAAACGGCTGGTCATCCAGTTCCAAACGGAGACTATCTTGTCACTTATAAGGTAACTGGAGATGAAAGAATACATAGCGGTCGATGGAAAGTTTCAATAGAGAACGCTGGTACTTCCCCGAAGGGGAGGTGGGTATTCACTCCAGAGGAGCCAGACCAACCTCCTCCCCCTCCTTGCTCCGTTCTCAGAAAGGTTACAAATCCAATCAATGGAAGCGTAGAAGACGAGTGCGACCCAGATGTAGTATATCCATTTTCAGTCGAAGAGAACTGCGAAGAACCAGCGACTGTAACAATTGAAGAGCAGGAATTTACTGTTGGGACGAATAAAAAGAAGGGCATGGACAACGGATACGGAGATGTACTGTGGGGGCCCTGCTCTGGGATGGTATACCTTGTCTACGGAACGCTCATACATCAAGGAAGCGAACTCAAGTATTTTTCTGACGGAGAGGGCTATTATTATACTGAGCCAGTTAACCCAGACCCTTGCACTCCATCTGGAACAATTCTTTCAGAGGACAGGGAAGATATAACCGTTGAAATAAACGCAGGCACTTATACGGTTGGATATTCTTATGAACGCACAGTTGCCGATGGCAACTGTGGCAGTGGTCTTGAAGTCGGCTCAGAATACAGTCCAAACGGAACCCTCATAACAGAGGACTCAGACAACAAGTATTACTCTAATGGGATTGGTGGATACTACTCTGAACCGATAACTCCAGAAATCACAGGATACGAAGGAGAAGAAGACCGCATTACTGTAGCAGGTGCTTCCGTGGTTAGCAGAACAAGAACAAGACCTCAATACAGCAATAATACTGTTGGTGAGTGGTCTGAATGGAACTATACCCCAAGCGGAACTTCTTACGGTAGTGACGAATCGTATAATTACTTTGCTAATGGAAGCGGTGGTTATTATTCTGAGCCAATACAACAACAGTGTGATTCTGCTGGAACTCAGATTGGCTCTGACTCTGGAAACTATACTGTTAATGCTGGTTGTGGAGACTGGGTTGTCGGAACTTGGTCATCCGCAACTTATGCAGACGGAAATTGCGGAACTTATGTAAACGGTGGTGCGAACTATGTCAGCAGTGGACAGTACCTTGGAAACTGCAACGACTACAACTACTACTCTAATGGCTCTGGAGGTTCATACCAAGGAGAATATACAGGAACGCCATCTTGCGACTCGTATGGAACTTGGATAGAGGGAAGCAATAATGACATTGCTGTAAACAACCCAAGCGGAGGTACTTGGACTGTCGGCTATAGTTATTACTCAGTATATGCTGACGGTAATTGTGGAACTTATTCAGAAAGCGGAAGTAACTATAAGCCATACGGAGAGTATCTTGGAAATTATAACGACTACAACTACTACTCAAGCGGGAACGGTGAATACTATCAAGGAGAATATACTGGAACGCCCTCATATGAGCCATACGGAAATCCAACTGGCAACACATCAAGCGGAGGAAATATAATTACTATAAATGATGCAAGTTATGACAATGGAGGTTATTACGCAACGGAGTATCACGATGGAAACGGAGGATACTACAATGAATACATTTATGAGTATACCTCATATGGATACTATTTCGGCTCACAGTCTTATTATGACTATGAAACACTGATGGATATTTACACATATTACTACTCTGACGGAAACGGTGGATACTACACATCTTACTAATAAAAAACTATGTCACTCTGGGATGAAATGAGGTCTGATGCTACCGAGTTCCTTACGGACTTTGGAAGGGAAATCACATTTAGAAAAGAGAAGCATATCGTGCTTGTCGATAGCAATGTGGTGCAGGAAACATTTGATGTTGGCGGTTTCACTTATCAAGCGGGATATAGAGTGAGATTCTATATTGAACATGGTGGAAGGCTTGAAAAGAGTCTTCCAGAGTTCGGCGAAAGATTGGAAATATATGGTAAAACATACGCTATTGATAAAATAACTTACAGGCCACCAAGCCCTTGGTTTGATGCTTATGTAGTTGTATACAACCAATAATATGGCTAAACTAATAATGGCCCCGACCCAGTTCGGGACAGTTTGGGGCACGAGCAAGGGCGGTATGCAGTTCAGCATAAGAGGAACGCAAAATTATGAGCAAAAGTGGGAAAAGTTAAAAAAGGAATTTGATAAAAATTCAAAAAAAGTACTTGAGGAAAATGGTTCAGCCTTGTGTCACGAAATGGCTAGATACTCTCTTCCAACAAGGGCCAATACATCCCTTACTGCAAACAACGCTCTCGCAACATATGCACAGGAGAATAAGGGCCTTGCCGATGTAGCGTTTAAGCCTTGGGAATCGAGGAGTGCTATTTTCTGGCTAATGACCCCTTACTCAAGCGTTGCAGACTATGTTATAAAAAGTACTAATTTTAAGTTTACATCTAGTACTGCTCAAAACTTATTTAATGTTGGTAAGTTTGACCTCTTAAGAGACTTTTTGATGAAAAAGGGGTTTAGTGTCCCAACAAAAATTCCAGAACCAAATTTTGTTGTAAATCAAGCAGAACTTGGAACATTTATAAACTGGAAATCCCAGTACAAGAAAGTGTCTGGTCCAAAGCGTGGACCTTATTATGTAAAAGATAAAGCGTCAATACTAAAGATAGCAAATGAGAAAAGTTTATATAATTATGCTAGCATAGTGATAAACGGGTGGCTGGCGGCGGCTCGTGGTCTTGGAAACAAACTTCCTTCTGGGGTAAGGGCCGTAACTTGGCCTTACGGGAAGGGTCTTGGCTCTGGCAGTGCCAATATAAAGAAAGATGGAGATGCTGGATACACGATGACAATTCGCAATGCATATTACAACTTAAACGGAATTTTTAATTCATCCATACAACAGACTATATGGAAAAACAGAAACTTAAAAATGGACCAAGAAGTTCAAATTATGTTTCAAAAAATGATTAAATACTACGAATCACTACCATAATATATGAGCGAAAGAAGAGCATTAGAGTATAACTTTATTCAAAAACTCAAAATTGCGTTTAAAGATTCAAACTATGCAGTAGTTGAATCCAATACTTACGAGGAGCGTAAATTGCCTTGCATCATTGTAGTGGCTGGCGAAAGCCAGCCACTTATTGACCATCCAGAAGCACAGGACAACTTTAGAAGCGACTTGGATGTAATCATTATGTCAAGTTCTGACGAAGAGTCCCCAGAAGAGCATATGAATGTTGGCGACAAGGTTCGTCAAACGCTAATGAATAAGATTGAAAGAAGAAAGACTAATGTAAAGTTTCTTCATTTATATGATGTTTATTATCAAAGTGTTAAGGACATGAGAGAAGAGCGTAGATTCGCCACTCACCTTACATTTGAGGTCCATTACAACTACAACCCAAACCCAAGCGTTAGCCAGTAACTCGGACTGCTAACCCTTAAGTTGACATAGCCCAAAGTTTATATGCTTCTCGCTTTTCTTGCTCTCGCCGTTGGCTTCGCTGGCGGATTCTTCGTTGGCCTCAAGAATGCCAATTCATCCAAGGTCGAAAAGGCCAAGGATATCATCAACTCTTTTAAGAAATAATAGACGACTATGGCAGAAGATTTTTCAAATAACCCTCCTCAGTTTGATGGCCTTGAGGACACCCTCACTGGAGCCAAGGAGTATGGTACAGTCCTTAAGTATGGTGTTGACGGCATAACCGTTGCTGGTGTCCTTGTAGACTCTTACTCAAGAAGCGTCAAACACGCCAATATGGAAGAAATTGTTGACCAGAACGGAATCGTTACTGGAATCCGTATGTCCGATGGTCGTGCTGAAATTTCTGTAAGTGGAAGAGTTAAAACATCCGCAGTAACGCTTGTTAAGGCTGGTGCTACACTCCAAATCAACGGAGAGACTGCCCTTATCACTGAGGTAAGCCTTTCTGCTGGCTCGAAAGAGTTCACAAAGGTTGATATCAAAGCGGCTTGTTACGAAGGTATTGCCGCTATCAAACCCCTCTCTTAAGCCCTCAGCGGCTTGATGCCAAGCCGTGGATAAGCGATTCTTACACGCATTTCTATCCCCCCCGAAGTTTGTAATCGGGGGCATAGAGTTGGACTATTTTTGTCCAAGGCACTTCTTGACTTTACAGATTATAAAGTCTCCATTTTTGGACCCAAATGCAAAGGGCGTAACTGGCAAGGACATATTCATCGCACTAAGAGTTTGTTCTACCAAAAACTGGATTGATTCACTAAAGTCTCCAACGCTTCTTGAGCGTTGGAGGTATTTGAAGATTGATTCAATACAGGAAAACAAGGCAGTTGCACTTACTGAGTTCGGAAGATACCTCTCTGAATCCATGAGTGTTCCAAAGATTTGGTCTAAAAAGAATGGAGAAAGTGAAAAGTCAAAGCCAACAAACATCCCAGAAACACTTTCTATGGCCGTCGTTCTTATGTCTAAGTTTGGATTCTCTGAGCAAGACGCTTGGAATATGCCATTTTCCAAAGCAGTATGGTATACTACTGCTTATTCAGCACAAGAAGGTGCTGAACTTAGTGTCATAACAACAGAGCAAGAAGAATCTGAAAGCGAAGACTTGAGCGGTCTTGAGAAGTATGAAAAATCAATGCAAGCCGCAGTTGATGCAGTGAATAGAAAGAATAAAAAATAAAATGTCTGTTTGGAATTTCATAATAAACATAGCGAATGCAAGGGCTAATTTGCAAAAACTTGGTCAACACTATGATGACCTTTACGACAAGATGGTCGGCAAGATGGGTGCAAATATTCAAAAGTGGAATATATGGGAGAAGATGCTTGATTATACGGTGGAGGCTACCAAGAAACTCATAAGTGAATCTAGAGAACTTATAGCAATATCAACAAAGTATGATATACCAATAAAAAGAATGGGAGAGTTTCAGATGATGGCACAGGTTGCTGGGCAATCACTTGGACAAGTAGCAAGAAATTTCAGATTTCTTGAAATGAATTTCAGTAGAGCATTGCTCAAACCTGGGGGTCCACAATCTCAAGCCCTTCACGAACTTGGATTAAACCAAGAGCAAATCACAAGGGCCGCTGGTGATACTGCTTATGCGATGGACATAATGAAGACAAAAGTTATGGCTATCGGAGAAGAGGAGCGTAGAAATTATTTTCTTCAAACAATGTATGGTGCTAATTGGCAGAATATGTTGCCAATACTTGAGATGAGTAAAGAGCAACAGGATGAAATGGCAAATTCTGCACACAAGTATAACGAATTCATAACAACATCCCTTGCTCTTAATGAGAAAAACAAGGAACTACTTGCACAAGAAGTCAAGGACCCGTTTACTCCACTTGCTATTGCGATGACATTTCTTCTGACTGGCGTTACTTTGCTAGTTCAAGGATTTAAGACGGTTGTTGGATTAGTTAAGGATGGGATGATTAATGCCCTTCAACACGCACTTGGAATTGTTCGTGAAACTGTTGGACTCCTTGCAAGGCTTGGAGGCAAGGCATTGAAGTTCATTGGACTGGAATCAATCGGAACGGATTTGGTTAATGGTGGTAATTCGGAAATAAACGCAGGACTAAACTTGCAAAAGACTGCGGGAACCCAAATGGATGCTGACTTGAAAAAGGCTGGAGAGGGATTACAAAGAATGCAGGCTCCCCTTAGAGCATTAACAACCCAAGGAAATGCCTTCATGGAATCTGTTGGAATACAAGAAGAAGGGGAGCATCTTAGAAGACTTGGGACTGAAATGGATAATTTAAAAACAAAGATTGCGGCGGCGGAGGCCAATGGAAAAAGATTAAGTGCAAGGCTTGGAGAGATTGCCAAAATGTCTCCAGAGGAGCAAGCAAGACACGCCGCAGAAAAGGCAAGTCTATTAAAGCAACAAGAAGACAATGACGAACTTCTTAACGGTGGAACTTTGGGGTCATATCTCACAGGTGACAGTCGTGGTCTCCGTGGAGAACTAAGTGATACACAAGCACAGTTCAGAACATCTGGAGGAAAGGCGGCTGGGGTTGACGGTGAAGGAACAAAGCCGAGAACTGCTGAAGAGGTGAAGAACCAACAAGACTTAACCGCAAGTATGCAAAAGTATGTATTTGAATACGGTCAAGTGGCACGGGCGGCACAAGCAGAAATTGAAACAGAAGTTGCTCTTGCAAAGGCAAAAGAACATACGCTTCAACTTCTAAGAGAAATAGCACAAATGGAAAAAGATGGAAATTACAGTCCAGAGAAAAAACTTGAGTATACAAAGAAAATACTTGATGGTCAAATATCACTTATGGAAAAGGAAAAGGCTCACAAAACATTCTTGCACCAGAAGGCGGTTCAAATTGCAGAAGCAGAGCGTGACAGAAAAGAAGGTCTGATTGCATCTATGGAGAAGCGTGAACAAACCTTCATGGCTAGACAGGGCATGACGGGCATGGACAAGCAGAGCGTAATGGTGTCCAATGCTGTTGAGAAAATGGTTCGTGACCAAGAGCAATTAGCCCGTGTAATGGCTGACCCAATGAAGACGCAGGCACAAAAGGATGCCGCCAGAAAAGATGTTGATGCCTCCGCTCTCAAGGCACAAGACGAACTAGACAAACTCAGCCTTATGCAGTTCCAGTACGGTGCTTCTGATGCCGCCAAAAAGGGTATGGGTGGCGGTATCGATATCAGAGAAAATCAGTTGACTGTGGCTAAGAGCCAGTTAGATATATTAAAACAACAACTTGACCTTATGCGTTCTCAGTATGGAGTCAGCGATGGTGACTACGGAAATGTTCCGATGATGATGAAGGGTGCATTAAGGGCTGGTAAATAATAAACAAAATGCCAAACTTTCCATTTAATCCAAGTATGCTTCGTACAGACGGAGTTAGTTCACCAATTAGACATGGTACTCTTCCAACCACACTTAGAGGCCTTCAGCCAGATTGGGAAATTACAGACAATGGTCGTGGCCTTCTTGAAGGGAGTGCTAAGTTTGTATTTGAACACGCAAACAGGGGTAACGACACTGACATTCCAAAAGAGGGAACTCCCCATCCAGCAGACCCAAGACTTCTTTGCTGGGATGTTTCCACATCTTATGGCAAGTCATTGATTGGTTATGCTACTGCAAAATATATTGGAATTGCTAACGGCAATATGACGGTTCCAGAGTTTACGCTTTCTGGCAACGCATCAGAGCAGAGCATAAAATTCCACCCAAAGTTTGCAAAATGGGAGGCGATGGCAAATAATGATGTTCAAAAAATTAAGCGTGATGATAATGGTTACTTCGTTTCATTTGGACCAAAGCATCCAGAGGTTCCAGCAATAGAGCAATTTGTAGCACCAACAGGAACCTGCAAGGTTATGTTCTATTGCAAGTCAACAGCAACTTGGTCCGCTTTTATGTTTGGAGGTCTTGGAAAACAGGCAGACACTCCTTCTTTTGGCCCAGAGTATCTTAATGCGTCTAGCAGAAATCTGTCTTGGTTGCTTACTGGCGTAAGTGTGTCTGAACACGGAGCAATATTTAAGGTTGAACTTGACTTCACCCTGTCAGTTCTCGGAAAGAAACACAATGAATATATGTACGATTCACTTGGTGGCGGGGGCTCTCAATAAAAATGGGAAGTAATCATCTTGGTTCTGGTGGCGGTTATGTCCCAAGGGACGGACTTCCCATGCTTAAGGTCGGAGACCAGTTCTCCATAGATACTCTTAACAAGATAATGGAAGGCATCAACAGGGCCTCTGTTGTAGCAGGTAATGGGTATCAAGTAAGAAGATACTCAAACTCTACGGTAATACAACCAAATCAATATGTTGCTGGCGGTGCTTTTAAAAACTTCAGAGTATTTGGCTTTGTAGATGAAAACGAACAAGGGTTTGCTACTATTGCAATTGGAACTGTAAACAGGACTATTCCAAAGATAAACGGAAAGTACTTAGACCAACTTGATAATGATAAGTTAACACCAAAGGTTTCAGTGACTGCAATCGGTTATATTGTCATTGAATGCAGGTACGAAGCGAATAAACCATTCCCGAGTCAATCGGAAATTAAATTCGTAACAGAACTGCCAACCCAAGAGAATGGCGAAACATCTCAATACCCTCTTGCAAGTGTTGGTTTTTTCCCTGCAAAAACCAACCCAGCAACAAATACAAAAGACCCAGCAGAGGTTCTTGTTACTCAGATGCACAGCCAAGGCAACCTTTCGGTTGCCAGAGTAAAGGTTGGGCAAAGCCGTTTCTACTGGCAGTGGTGGACTGTATGATTTATGATAGTAAGAAAGGCAGATGAAATCGACCCTTGGACGGCAGAAAAGGCGATGGCTAACTACTATCGTCCAAACTCAGTAGTTTGGTATCAAAAAGATGAAAACTCACAAGGCTGGGTTTACAGGGCAAAGTCTGATTATGTAAAAAGCAAAACGCCACCAGATGAGGATGACAAGTGGGTTAGAGACTACTCATTTTATCTCCCTTGGAAGGCGGGAAATAAGTACGAAATTGGTATGCGTGTTTACTTCTTTAACGGACAAAGATTGTACGGATATATAGCAAGCAAGAGATACTTTGGTGGGACTGGAGAGCCGAACACGGAGGTTGACGAAGACGGAATAAGAACTTGGGAGATTGACTTCAAGTATCTTACGAGTGTTTACTACGGCCCACTGCCCTCGGAGTTTCTTTTCCCAGTAAAAAAGAGAAGGGGCTATATAGATGGAAAAATTAATTCATTCACTCATACTGACCCAGAGGAGAGACCAGTGTCTTATGGGTATTATGACAGTGAGGGGTTTTATCGAGAACCATATGGAGGGTTGATTGGTTATTGGGAAGAAGAAGGAATATTAAGCAAAGACTATAAGGAGTTTAACTCAAAGTTTCAATCATATGCTTATGACTCCAATACATATGTTTTTGTTAAATTAACAAACAATGGAACGAGCAGTGAACACAGGAAGGCTGGTATTCATCGTGCAAAGTTTTTAAAAGAACTTAATCCCAAAGACCCATCCTTAACATATGCGGAAAGTCAAAGCCGTTGGACTTATTCATACTCTCCATTCACTGGTCAGCATGAATATTTTAATCCACACGGATTTTCAATAGAAATGTGGCCCACGGCCACAGATGAAGACTACGAACTAGTTCCTTCTTATGGATTTAAAAGTTTCGGGTTTTACGGCGGGACAAGAAGTGGTTATGATACTCAGCCAAGAGTGTCTGGTGGAATAAGATTCCCAGACCCGTATTTTTACTTTAGTACTGGCGTTTCATTTAACGGAGACATGACTGGTCCAGACCACCAAGGTACAAACTATCAAGAAACCCCAGATGAATACTTGAAGTTGAGTGCTTATTTTGATAGAAATTGCCCAGCATTTGATGGCAGAGTTATGACTATAAATCTGTTAAAGACTGAGGAGTATTCCTACTGGGATTCCGAGCCACAATGGTGCTACAATGAAGACACAAAAGCCACATACCAATGTGGTGTTACTTGGGTTCTAAAGCGAGTCGGCTATGAGGCTGATGCTTCCCCGCCTTACCCGTGGCTGTCTTTTGAGTATATTCAAGAAACCATAGACTCTTACGAGGAATCTTATAAGTGGGGAGAACCAACTGTCGATTTTCTTTGGTCTTCTGGAATGGTAAGAAACAAGGATGAAAATCCAATAGACTTTAATAAATACAAGAAAAGACTTACCAGTACATCCATTGGTTGGGTTGGTGATAAATGGGAGTAGTTAGCCCAATTGGACTAA